AAGGGTTGCCCTTGCTTCCGTTGCATCCAAAACCTGTGCATTGATCAAGCTGACAATCGAATCTGCCTTCGCCTTCTGTGCATCTGCCTGGGTCTTTTCAATATCGGCTTTTTCTGCCTTCGACATCGACCACAATGGTTCAAATTCAACGTGCCATACATCCGGCAATTTGATGTTGTAATCCCTACAAGCACCAATCATTTCAATCAGGCGCACAAGATTCGGTTTGACCTTGTTCTTTTGGATTCCCTCAATCATATTGTAGTAGTTCTCAAGGTCAGCTTTGCCTGTCGCATTCATTCCGGCAGGACTTCTGCCAAACAACTTCGTTGCAGGAATCCCTGTGCAGGAACATATTGCGATTTGGAACTGTTCCAACAATTCTTTAATGCCACTCAAGGACAGACCTTTGCGGTCATATTTATCGGTGGTGTCAATGGCAAGGCTGTTCATCATACTTCTTACCATATCAACCATCTGCATCCGTTTCTGCACAAGCGCATCCCCACCTTCGGTGGCAAGGATATTGGTCAGGCCATCCAACTGCAAAACATCCTGTGAAAGTCTTGTCAAGGCTTGCAATGCGTATTCGTTACCATTGCAATATCTTTCGATTTCTTCCTTGATGCTTTCAAATCTTTTTGCACCCCAACCCAAACGCAGATTCCGTTGGTACAAAGGCAATCTTCCACCATCGAAACGAAGCACCCTTGATTCGTGTACCCACATCGGATTACTTCCGAATGTATTGATATAATACTGCTCAACATCCATATACTGCGGTGCGGATGCATCCTGATACTGAACAGACCCAACTACATTGGTGCGATCAAAAACTTTCAGCTTTTCAATCCTACGCAGCGAATCATAATTCAATGGTTCGTCAATCCGTCTTCCATCGTCTGCCAAAACAACGATAATGCCACCACCATAAAGGTCTGCCCAGGCAAGTGCTTCGGAAAACTTATCCTGCACCATCAAATCTTCACAGATTGATTGAACATCCTTGTTGATGGTATCTTCCTGCATCGTGTCGGTTTCGACCTCAAAACCATTCCGCATTGCTTCATCGGCAGGAATATCAATAATTGCTTTGGCTATTCCGTTGTAGGTGTAAAGGTGCGAACATTGTTGGTCAGGAACAAAGTCGATGCCTTGTCTGTAATTCGCGAATGGGTCGGTGAATCTGAACCCCTGACCGAACATTGCATTCAGGTATCCGTCCTGTCGCATTCTTTCTTTTCTTCTGCTTGGAATCAATTATAACCACTCCAATCTGCAAACCCTTCGGTGATGTCCTCACATATGCCTGTCAGCGCATCTTCAGCATCATCGTGGGTGTTTTTTCCTGTGCGTTGGTATTTTAATAAATGTTCCGCAAGGTCAGGCCATCGGTTGACCCATCCTGCCGGAAAATATATGTGTTCCATACACCAGGTTGAATTACTCAAAATCCTGCTGACCTTGTTTTTCGTCTGTGTGAACCATTGCACAACGCATTTGGTCTTTCCCTTTTCTTTCATAATGCGGTCAACATTCCTTGCGAAACCCCGACCACCATTGTTGCTTTCTATCCGTGCCACATTGACCCTGTTGTCAATCAGCATCTGTGCGGTTGCAGGTTCTGTGTATTCCATTGGTTTCTGCGTGTATATGGTGTCAAGGATATAGGCTTCGTTTTGGAATGTCACACCATAAGCATACCCTGACAGAAAATCCGCACCTGTGTCGGCAGTATCGACATAGGCACGGATTTGCTTGAACTTCGGCAGTTCACCATCGTAAGTTTTTAATGTTGTGTATAACCTGCCCCTGATGTCAATGGGTTCTTGCTGATAGTTGGCAGACCATATATCAATGCCCATTGCCCTTTTCTTTTCTTCGCAGGATTCCCTTGACAGGATTTCATCGCATAGCATTGTTCCATCAGGCTGAACGGCAGGAATGTTTATGTGTTCGACCTTGTCACCAAAGTGTGCCAGGATTCTTCCTGCAAAGTCATTGGTCGCCCACCTTGTCATTACAACGATGACCTTTCCGCCTTCTTCCAACCGGGAAAGCATGGTATTGGTAAACCACAACCAATGCCCTTCAAGTACAGATTCGTTGTGTGCTTCTTCTGCGTTCTTGATTAAATCGTCTATAACAATGTAATCAGCACCGAAACCTGTTGCAGTTCCCTTTGGGGATGTCGCCAAATAGTTATTATAGCCATCCTCAAGTGACCACATATTCATCGCACCATCACCCTGTTTGATGCGTGTGTCAGGGAAGATGTCACTATAAACAGGTCTTAAATCGTCTGCGTGTATTTCCTGGATGCTATTGCGAACACCCTTTGCGAATACAGTTGACAGGGAATCGTTGTATGATCCTGTCATTATCTTGATGTTGTGGTTATGACCTAAAGACCATTCCACAAATAGCTGCAATGTCCTTGACTTGCCGTGACGATATTCGTGGTGGCAAATCCACTAAAAGCACCTTTTTCTTGCTACTTGGAAAATCCTGCAACGTGTCGCATAACCTTTTCAAAAATGCCCTTTCAGGTTTGTAAAAGTCAGGGGATTTAAGGCAACAATAGTCGAAAAAAAATCGTCTTGCCAATTCACACTTCGCACCGATGGCAATTAGTTTTCTATCACCACTCACACCCATCACCTCCCCTCAAATATACGCAAGATTCAACGAAAGTTTTCCCACGTTCCGTTTTTTCAATCTGCATATACGCATAATATAGGAAGATGACACCTTGAAATATCTCGCAGCTGCGCTTGCCGATTCAAAAACCATTCCTGTGTCCAGGCACATAACTTTTTTTGAAGTGACCTCGGTCATTGCATCAATGCTTTTCTTTATTCCTTCGGCAGACTTTAATCCGTGCCGATAAAAATGCAAATTTTGTTCCCTTGGGGTTGCCCATTCCAAGTTGCTGACATTGTTGTTCAACTTGTTTCCGTCAATATGATTTACTGTCTGTTTGTTTTCAGGATTGTCAATAAATGCTTTTGCAACAAGAATATGAACACCAATGGTTGTCGCTTTGTTTTCCTTATATAAATCAACAACAAAATAACCACTTGCATTGATTCGTGGCGACCTTATGCATTCGGGAACGTATTGCATCTTTGTGTGGTTTGGTTTGTATCTACCAACACTTTTGACTTGTCCGTCATCACTAATCTGATACAAACCTTCAAAACCTTTTATGTCTTTCCACATAATCATTCGCCTTTCGCAAGCTTTCGCAGTTCGTCTTCGCTTAATCCGGCATAAGGGTTTACATTGTTGGTGACATTGACATTCGTTTGTGCTTGCTTGACTTCCCCAATCAGTTCCAATACAACACGCAACATATTGCTGTTCCGTCCTGCCATCTGCACGGCATTGAATAACATCTGCCCACCATAGGTTGCAGGAAGACCTGCTTCTTTCAGCTTGGCTTCGATTTCTGGCTTCGTCAGTTTCGCACCAAGGCATATTTCAGCAAGTTGTCGCATTGTCTTTTTTTCCTGCCTTGCCTTCCCGGATGCAATGCCACCTTTTCTCCCAAGTTTCATTGGTTCATCTTTGCTTCTCTTGTTTATCGGTATTCTTTTTTCCAAGTTTTTCAATGATTCCTTTGAAACTGTCATTTAGGTCAAATCCTTGTCCTTTGGATATGGTAGTGCCATTTTTTGGTATTTCTTTCTTAATCGTTTATCAAACACAAAAAGATACTTGAATTTATTACTGTTTTCTCGTTTTGGTAATGTTGCTTTCAGTTTATCTCTTACTGTTTTATCCTTGATATTATTCAGAGTTCTTTGATGTGTCCATTTACCTTTGTAAAAATATTGTGTATCTGATGTTATTGCCTTGCCCAAGTAAATCCAATTCGTTGCTTGGTATATCGTGCCGATGTGGTGTTGTCTGTGGTCAGAGTAACTCACAATCATTTTCACAAGTGGATTGTCTTTGTGTAACTGTTTTAGTGCCATTGCAACGGCCTGTGATGTGTGTTCCTGTTTTCCGTTCAGTGCAACTCTTTCCAACTCAAGCACTTCACCCGACAAATATCCAAATGTTTTGGCAAGATTGTTGTTTGCCCCAACACCGAAACAAATCACACCACACCATTCGTTTTCAGCATTGTATATGTTATATCCATGTGATACATTGGGAACACATTTTGCATAGTGAAAATTCTCGCAAGCAAAAGAGATTGCTTTTGCATTTGCCTTCTTGATAATCATGCCATCTTCACCGCCATGCTGACATCAAGACCATCAATGATTTCTGTCACTTTCTGCTTAATCATCTCATAGTCAACTTGGCTTTTAATGTTCAGTGTGATGACAATGCTTTCTTTTTCGGTGTCATCGTCTAAATTATGTGGTGGTTCTGCCCCCCCCACATTTTCATCAAACCCCAAAAGGGTCATGTCAATCGTTTCGATTTCTGCGAGTTCTGTGTCAAGTAGTGCCAAATCCCATTCAGCTTTTTCACCGACCTTGTTGTCAGCAAGTCTGTATGCACGGATTTGTTCCTCGGTCAAATCGTCTGCCACAACACAGGGAACAGTGTCGATTTTCAGCTTTTTGCAAGCTTTCCATCTTGTGTGACCGCAAACAATATTGTTGTCCTTGTCAATCACTATTGGCACTTTGAACCCAAATTCCTTGATGGATTCTGCGACATATTTCACCGCATCGTCATTCAATCGTGGGTTCTTTTCATAGGGTTTTAAATCTTTGACCCTTTTTTCAATGATGTTCATTTGTATGCCCTCCCAAGCAATAAATGAAGTTTATCCTGCACTTTTGAACTTTTCTGCTGTTCCTGCACAGTGGAAATTTTCAAGATTGTATATCCTTGCACCATTTTTGGTGGTGAAATACTTTGTCTTTTCCAATTCGTCAATCCAGTTCCAATATATTTGCTTCGTGTCCTTGTCTATAACCAAAAACAGACAACGGATTCCAGTTTCTTTGTAAAACTTCATCCTCATGTCTGCTTGGTAAGCGTTCAGACCTTGCCCATAAAAGGGGGGCGGTTTGAACATTTCTTTGTGTTTGACTTCGACAACGAACCACTTACCATTTTTGCGAATCATCCAATCGGCTTGAAAGATGTCATCCACATTCCATGATTTCAATATCTTTCTTGCAAGGATTTCGCCATCTCTGCCAATTTCTGTGATGCTCATGCTTCATTCCCCCAAACATCCCAACCATCAGCAGGATGTCGGCAGAACAATTCCACCCTCGGCAATTTCCCCACAAGTTTTTCAATCAGTTCCCTTGCAATGTCCGGTTTTTTGCTGTGTTCTTCCACAGGTGCTTCAATAATTTGTGATACGGATGCATCAAGTCTTTGTATTTTTCCCTTTGTTGCGATCAAGCACAATTCACTATTTGCCCTTGTCCACGAACCGCATCCAACGAAAGGCGAATCGGAAATTTTGTTCTTTTTTACCCACACAAAACCTGCGGTGGAATATTCAAACCCCCACGATTCGATTACCTTGAATGCTTCTTTCAAGATTGGATAAGTTACCCACAAAAACAGTATGCAATCGTCCGCAATAATGTTTTTTATTGGGAGATTGCATATTTCATCCACTGTCATTGTTGTGTAGTGCAGTGATTGGTTTTTGTTTCCACTTTCCCAATATTGCCATGGTGGGTCAGCATAAACTATATTGTATTTTTTATCCGGTTTTTCAATGTCAATAACCCCTGTTTGCACCTCGGCATATTCGTCAATGCGTTTTTGCACTTCCTGTTTCTTTTCTTCACGCTTTACAGTTTGGTATGCCTGATTGATTGACATTTCACCCGACTTGATTGCAGACTTGATTTCAGGTGTTGCCTTTGCCTGTATCTTTTCAACTTTGGCAATGGTGTCATGTGATACACCTGCGACTTTTGCAAGTTCTTGCCGGGTATCTATTGGTTTTTGTTTCGCAGATTTCTGCAAAACAGATTCCGGCTTTCTGATTTGTTGTTCCTTTGCCTTTTCAGCAATAATCGGTTTCAGCTTCAGTGCCAAAATACTGCGGTCATAAGCTGACAGATTCCGTCTGCCGAATTGGTTCAGAATTATCCATCTTTCAGCATCATTGCGGTCTGTAAACTGTTTCTCAACTGTTCTGTATGTCAGACCATACTTTTGTGCTATTCTATACCGATTGTGACCATCTATCAGGATTCCATGCCATGTGATTAGTGCATCCCTGATTCCATCACGCAGAATGTTTTTTTCTAACTGTGCAAATTCTTCATCGGTCAGTGGTGGGATTAAATTCTGAAAATCGTTGTCAATGGTAATCATGTTTTTACCGCCTTTCGTAAAATATGCCTTATAAAATAAAAAAACCGATGAAAGCAAGATAAGGCAGTCTTGTTTGTCGAGTAGCTTGCTCTATTCATCGGTTCTTTATGAAATTTTAAACCCCCAAAAATGGGATGCCCCTGGAAGAAGCACCCCAAATTCGGAGGACACACTCTGTGGAAGTTTTTATGATGGACGAACACCGAAATTGGTCAAATTGTAGGTGAGGATGTTTCCCCATAAAAAAAGTGCAAGCAGGTTTTCCCTACTCGCACACTTCCACATTACCATATTACCACATTCAATACTCTACTTTCCTCTACTCTTTAAAAAAATGGTTTTCCGCTTGCCTGTTCTGCCTGTCGGTTTAGTTCAAGAATGTGTATCAATGCCCTT